AAGCCAGCGGAAAGGACAGCAAAAGTAACGGCTTCAACCGCTGCAAACGCAGGAGGGCTTGTTAAATATAATTCCCAATCTTCTTGAGACGGTCCACCCACCTCTAATGCGTGTGTTATCTTAAAAGTTCTGGAAGACTCATCGCTCTCGTCTTCACTGCTCGGAGCACCCACATTCCAAGGATCTGTATCCCGATCACCATACAATCGTCCAAGGACTTTCCTCCACATCGAGCGACCGTTCTCCACCAATCGCTCCCCAACTGTCAGTATTTTCTTCTTCATCTATATGTCGTTCGAGTCCCAAGGAAGCGAGAGCCAAGGCATCCACAAGGTCGTCATGAGCTCCTCCTTCGGGACCACACTTACTCATGTTATCGTCTAAATATACAAAAGCCGAAAGCTGATCTATCAACTTTTGTTCGTCTTTAGGTATGTGAATCGAATTATAAGCAAAACACAAAACTAAATTATCAATAATTTTCTTTTTTAATTTATCGTTAGACATTAAGACGGGTTCAATCGGAAGGTCTGAAAGCTCTTCCAATATAGGGTCACCAATTGATGTCTGATCTGCATATATCGTAACAGGATTAAATTTTTTCGCTCTATCACGTATTATAGCATATTGTTCTCGCCAAGTTATCTTGAGAGGCAGAATTTCGGTGTATATGACATCACCTTTATCATTGAGAACGACCAAAGCTGTATGGTCCCTTTTACGTCCAAAGTCGAGACCCATGATTGTCTCCCCCATGTGTTTTGATCGTTTGTCAACTATTGCGTTAAGAAGTTGCTCATCTGGAATCACTCTATTGGACGTTGCTACAAATTCAGCCTTGAACACTTGATCAAAGTAAGTCGGTGACATGTCTCTTTGTGCGTCTCTTATCATCTCAGGAGTAATGAACCAGCAATCTTCAAGCTTTACTGAATAATTTCTGGATGTTCCTGAATACCAAAGCTTGAGAAAAGGTCCTGAGTTTCCTGAAATTGAAACTTTTCCTTTCCTTCTCACAATCAGAGTGTGGTTAGGAACAGTACAACAATAGACTTTTCCTTTATAATATTTTCGTGAAATATCTTTTCCTTCTTCTCTTTTCCTTAAATCCGCGTACCGTTTGGAGTTTCCAGAAATCACTAAACAACTCCCATTACCTTTTTTCACACGAGCAATTGTGGGTATGCCCATAGTAATAAGCAGTCGTTGCAAATCGTCCCCCAAAGCCTTCTCCTTGGGATAGTTCAGAAAAAGCATATATTCATTGTATTTGCGACTTTGTTGACTTCCATCACCAAGCGAAAACGCGTCCAAGAAAATTTTTCGCTGTCTTAGGGACAAACCAAACACATAATCCGGGATGCGTTTTTCCCCTTTCAGCAACTTATATAATTGAGGACTCTGAATACGAAAATAATCTTGCCCCTCTTCTCCCTTTCTGTGAAAATAAGTAGCTATTTGTTTACAACACTTGAACATCCTATCTTTAAATTTTTTCTGGGATATTTTAATTCTCCCCTTTTTCTCGACAGAACCTTCGCTTAAAAAGTATCCTAAGAACTCAAGCCATAAATCCATAGGCAGATCAAACGCTTTATCGACTTTCTTAAATGCCCCGTGTCCATTCCTCAATTCCATAACATTTTTTTGAACTCTTAGATAGGGCACATCCTTACCTTCAGTTGGTAATGGCACTTTGGGAATATGGATACAATACTCGGGAAGGAGCTGATCAGCTCGACATGATTTATAACTTTTTTTCTTGTTTCGGAACGCCCATTGACCGATGTAGTATATTCTATGATTGGGCGTAACATTTAAATTTATTCCCTTAGTATTTAGACTGATTAAATAGCCATCATAATCATATACTTGCTTTTCTAATGGATACTGAAATTCTAACTGTTCGGTATCCAAATTCATAGTAGCAACTTTTTCGTTCAAATCTACATCTTTGAACAACTTAAATCCATTTTCTGTGAGCACCTCTGTTTGATCATCATAGCAGCTGAGGAACGGGGTCGAAACTCCTATTTCAGTTGCTCCTTTCGTTTTGCCCATCTGATAAAACAAACCATAATATGAAGAAGGACGGATTCGTGCCAACTCATCTAAGAGAATCAAATCTGGATGATAACCGCCTCGTGTTTTCTCGTTCTGTGCTATTGCTAAGACTCTTGAGCCGTTTTTGAGTTTTATCTGTTCTTTACTGTCATACACTATGAGGTTTCTGAAAGGTGACATCGCAACCCAACTACGAATCCTATCTATGTGCTGTACAGCTATTGGCATTGAAATTGAACCTATGAGGGTGAAGGAGTTATCGAAAAGTGTTAAGTTTAAATACGCCATAATATCTTCAAGAACACTCTTTCCTGTTCCCGATGGTGCTTTCAACAAGATTTTCTTTACTCCAGACAACCAATCCTTAATGATTTCATAGGACCACCAGCCTCGTGGGTGAACTGGAATCTCTTGTGTAGCTTCAAATATTCCGAGATGTTCTTGAGTCGCGTGCTCTTCACAAAATATTGCTGATTTTGGAATTTTCTTGTGACAATAGTAACAGTAACCTTGCATGTCTTCCGGAATGAGAGAAATTTCAATTTCAGGTTCTTCTTTGAGTTCATCAGGAACATTAACGGGTGCTTTTCGGTTCCACAAATATTCCGCACGAGCACGAGCTAAACATTGCTCTGAACAGAAGAAGTACCTAAAGCCCTGTCGCATCTTTGCATAATAAACTTGCTCGGTGACTTCATATTCTTTTCCACAATAATCGCAAATAACCTTAATTGTCTTCTTCTTGTTCACTCTCAGTTTCCGGTATCTCTTCTTTATTTTCATTTCGTTTTACAGTCTTTGTTGGAGCTATATTCTTTAGGATTTTCAATCTGTTCTTCTTTATCAGGGCTATTTCTTCAAGCACTCGACTACTTTCGTCGGTCTTGCTTATCTCTTTGAGAGAAGCGTTTATTCGAGCAATCTTTTCTGCAATTGTAGCTTTATCTTTAGGATCCCCTGTCGTTTCGTATGTGTGTTCTAAATCAGTAAGAATTTTTGTTAGTTGGTCCCTATGGAACGCAAGCGAACTCGTATCAGGAGAAGAAATACAATAGCGCATTACGTCAGCCTTGTCTAACTCCTTATCATCCTCATCGGCGTGAGAAATGTAAAACTCGAGGAGGTAAACAAGGAAATCATCCCAAGTCTTTCGGAGAATTTCTTTTGCTTCCGAAAGCTTTTGTTTTGTCACGCTCTTAACAAGAATTGGTACTGTGTCTTTCATATCACGACAGCGTTTTGTTTTCGTTCTAATTCGTGAATTTCGTCTTCACCTTTACCCTCTAATATTGCTTCATAAACGGGAGCTGAGAATTTCTTAAAATCAAAGTTCTCCTCAATATTCCTTGTGCAGGTTTCAGGATCGGGCTCTCGTGAAAGAAAAGCTTCGACTCTTTCTTTCAATTTTTTGTAGTTTTCTTCTGGATTTTCTGAAGGAAAAATTAGCCCTCCTGTCTTCCCTTCCTTAACCGTCTCAAGCAATCCACCCATTGCGTACCCTATGACGTACTTACCAAAGTATTGGGCTTCGAGACAATCGAGTCCAAGAGGCTCTGGAACTATGCAAGGATGAACAAGGAACTTGCACGTTTGAAGTGCTTTAATCTTTTCTTTGAAAGAAGCATTGAATATCATTTTCACGTTAGGCATTTCATCTGCTATCTGTTTGAGCTTCCACGCGTATGTTCCTTCTTGTGTAAACAGAACATCGCCCATCATTAGGAATTGCTCGTCTGGCATATCTTGTGCCAACCGAAGGAATATATGCCCGCCTTTGATGTGAGAAAATCTATTGAGGAACAAAATTGATCCATCAAAGGCGGGGTGGTTATTGTAGGATTTATAGTAGTCCAAATTTAGTCCCGAATAAGCGTAATACACCTTGTGTCCAGCGTGATGGAACTTATCTCGAATTTCGTTGCGTAACCACTTTGAGACGCACACGACGTTTCTTGGTCTTGGAGGAAGAACATTCAAGTTTTGCGGGTAAAAGTCCCAAGACATTGCTATGTTTTGCTTAAAGCCCTCTCTTGACGCAAGGTAATTGTAAAAATGGAAGTGATTATCTTCGAGAACTGCATCACAACTCTTCAGAATGTCTAAATTGCGCATTATGATGTTTTTCTCCGCTTCGTAAGACGGTATTCGTTTTCCATCCCAAATCGGATAGTCTCCAGTATGAAGCGTGACATTCTTTATGTGCAAAGAAGAGTCTTTAGTCGCAAAGACGTGTACGTCATGCCCCTTTTTGCTCAAATACTCAATTAGGGACAAAGTTCTAATTTCCATTCCGCCATAGAACTTGTAAGCGTTATCTATGAGCGGAAGGAAGACTGAAGTGATGACTCCTACCTTCATACCAGCACCAATCCCTTACCGCTTTCGAGAGCAGCACTTGTGATATGCTTAGCTTTTGCAGTTGGGAGGAATACGGGCTTTATTCCGAGTTCCTCTAAGCGAACAAAGAAATAGTAATCCTCCGATACCCTATACCAGTCCGGTAGAGTATCGAACTCTTGTGAAGCATATCGGAAATAAGGAAAGTCCATCTTCTCGAAGACTTCCCGCTTCACAAGAATACACCCCAACCCGCATAACATAAATCGCTTCACTGGCTGGGCATATACGGATATTTGCTTGCCCCTTTTATATGGCAACTCCGAATGCTCTACACACGGAACGCCTCCGTTGGGCTTCTGTGGTACGTTTGCAACTACCACATCTTCGTCTATTTCGAGCATTCGGGTCACCGTATCCTCGTACACTATCACATCTGAGTCGAGGAGCATGAGATGAGAATATGTCGTGTTAAGGAAGGACTGAACAATTTTATTCCTTGCGGCAGCTATACCGTGGTTACGCTCTATTTCAAGCATCCACCTTTCTGGCTTCTTAGCGTTTAGGAATGCTTGAAGAGCTTCTATATGCCAATAAGGGAAAGAAGGAGAGAAAATTACTCCCACATAAAGGGAAGTGTT